AGGCTGACGCTGGTATAACTTCCCATTCCGCAGAATACCCGCTCTCGGAAAGTTCCCTGAGAATTTTTGTAAAGAATTGTCCAGCGTCACTTGAAAGTAATCCGAGTACGTTTTCAATAACGATCCATCGGGGCTGAACTTCGCAAACAATACGATGGAACTCTGACCATAGTGTTGATCGCTTGCCTTGAAGCCCTGCTCTTTTTCCCGCAAGACTAACATCTTGGCAAGGGAATCCGCCGCAAATAAGTTCGGCTGGGGGGAGATTGTTTTTTCCGACATCGCGCACATCCTTGAATTTTGGGACATCAGCCCAATGCTTTGTTAATATCTTTTGGCAGAAATCATCTATTTCAACCTGAGCGACGCACTCCATTCCTGCACGCTCTAAGCCCAAATCAAGACCACCTATGCCTGCAAACAATGAGATAAACTTCACGGCTCTACTCCACTAGAAACAAACGGCTAACGGTTTGCGTTAGGCGCGTGTGGCGGTAGAACCTTCGCAGTAAATTACCTGCGCCCGCCACACGTCGCCTGCACGCTGTGTTATGCGCCGCTTTCGTTGCGGGCGATTGAAGCATTTGCCCACATGACGGCTTCTTCAAGTGATGTGATTGCCAGCGATTTTTCGCGGGAATCGGGACACATCGCATTGAGTAATTCAGCAAGTGCCAGCGCATTCTTGCGGATGTTCTCGTACTTCTGCGGCTGACCTTCTTTCGGGGCGTGATAAGTAAAGCGTTTGTTCAAATCTTCAATCATGTGATTTCTCCTTTTTGGGTTTCATTATTTCAAGATGGATAGTGCCTTGCTTATCGCTTTTGGAAAGGACGACGAAAAGCAAGCCATTGATTTTGACGACTTCACCGCGAGATGGAAGCGTACCGATAACAGCATGAGTGCTATCTGGTTGCATTTGGCTTACCAACTCTTGCGCGGTTTGCCCTGTTTGTGTGGCTATCAATTCTTCATGTTTGTATTCTTGCACGAGATTCTCCTTTTGCCCGAAGGCGCATAACTATCCTTATCAATCTACTGACTGATAATATTCCACTGGTCTAACTCTAATTTATCCAGTGGACTTTCCACGCCTTTGCCACCAGGCTGGAGAATATGCAAATAGATCATTGTCGTCTTCACGTCTTTGTGTCCCATCAGCTCAGCAACGGTGCGAATGTCGTACCCTGCATGGAGTAAATGAGTGGCATAACAATGACGGAACGTGTGCGGACTTACTCGCTTGGTAATCCCTGCCCGAAGAGAAGCAGCACGGATAGCCCGCTGAAGTTCACTTTCGTGCTGATAATGCCGTCGGCGTATTTTTGTTTCAGGATCCACACTATAATTCTTAGCAGGGAATATCCAGAACCAACCCCACTCACAGCCAATGTTTGGATATTTTCTATCCAACGCATCTGGCACATAAACGCCAGGCATCCCACGTTTGATATCAATCTCGTGCAAATGGCGCCCAATTGACATTTGACCCATTAGCGGCTTGACCAAGCTCCGTGGAAGTGGAACCGTACGATCTTTATCACCTTTCCCTGCGCGGACAGTTACCGTCAACAATCCAAAATCAATATCCTTGATACGCAGGTTTTGACATTCCTTGAGGCGCAGACCACACCCATATAGCATCCGCGCCATTAGGTTGAACGGGTCACTATCAACCAAGTTAAGAACCTTGGCTGTATCTTCACGGTTCAACACAGTCGGCAGTCTCTTTGACTCTTTTGCCGCAAGCCCCTGAATATCATCGATCTGGATACCAAGCACCTCGCCATACATGAATTTGAGTGCATAATGGCATTGGTTTCTGGATGACGCACTCAGGTGGCGTGTATTTGCCAAATAGGACAAGTACGCCTCAATCTCAGCTTTACCCATTTCGCTTGGATGGCGTTTTTTATGAAATAAGATAAAGCTACGTGCCCAGTCGGCGTATGTTTCCGCAGTGCGTGGACTGTAATTCTTGCGCCGAACTGCCTGCTTTATAGAATCAAGTAGCTGGCTCACGATTTTCCTCCTTCTGATATCGCTTCATCAGCTGATCAAAGGCTGCTTTGCCAATCTCCCAGCGTTGGATATTCTCACAGCCTGAATACATGCATTTGATCATCCGAGCATCACCGATCAAATAGACACGGATATCAGGCTTCAAGGGCGGCACATGGTCGGCTCGCACCGTTGTTTCGTACAGCGCCATTGCGGTCACTTTTCGGCCATCGTCTGTAAGGTAGCGCAGCTCCCCGAGGATATGGCTTTTTGGATGCTTATAAAGGTCTTGGTATTCCACACATTGACCTGTGCAGAGGAAAAATCGACGCTTGGCGGATGGTGGAGGGACATCGACGCTCATTGCGCCTCCAGCGTTTCCACAGCAACAGGGACCAGCACCAACTCAATCTCATCCTCCCCACCCATCCCCAAGTCGGTGCGCACATGCAGAGGCTGATTGCGCATGGCTGTTTCCCTGCGGCGTTTGGCGTCTGCAAGCCCTGCGGGGCGTTCGCTCAAACCAGCGAGGACTTTGCTCCAAGCCATAGGATCAAACACCTTTGCATCTTCGAGGCGCATGATCTCTGCGCGGATATCATCCATATTGGTTTGCATGTCCATGATTTGCTCCTGTTATTGGTGAGAACCCAGCAGGGGTCTCATGTCTTTATCGTTATTCTCCACCACCACGAACTGGCTCAGTCGGCTCAGCACCCAGGGCAGGTCAATCGCATCAAAGCCGCCGTTCCACGTCACCACCGTGCCCAGCGCGTGACTCTGGCGATAACGCACATCAAACAAATGGGTTTGCACTTCCCTCGCGTAATCGGTCACGCGTGCCTTGTCCATTTCATCGATTACCAGCACATGAATGCCCGCCAGCTTCGTAATGCGGCCATAGTCTGTGTCGCCGATCTTCTCGCTTTCGAAGGCTTCGCGGGCGTATGCCATTACCTCAGTCATCGTGGCATAACGGGCAGCAATGCCATTATTCGCGCACTCGTTGACGATGGCCTTTAGCAGCATGGTCTTGCCGCCGCCAAAGCCGCCATGAATGGTCAGGAAGCCTGTGCATCCGTTGGCAATGAATTCACGGGCCGCCTGCAGCATCTTGGTCGCGCCTGGTCGGCCTTCGGTCTCGATGTCGGCGAATGTGATCATGCGTTCGACAGGATTGAGGCCTGTTGCTGTGGAAACTGCGCCCTTGTTGCAAACTGGGCATGGAACTGCCACACCAAACATGGGGTGCTTGAGATCCACGTCGTATCGAAAATAACCGACGCCGCCACACTCAGGACACTGGGTGCTGAGTACGCTGCTTTGCTTTGACTCGCTCTGCAGCAGCGCGGTCTGCTTCGGAATAGTTGGCAGTTCCTGCTTTCGTGGATCCGCTGGGTTTTGCGCCTGTTTTATTGCCTGTCCGATTGTTGCTGTTGCCATGCTTTGCCTCCAGTTTGTTGAGTGATGGCCGTTTGCCTGCGGCCTTACAGTTTTTCAAAATTGCCAGCACATAATTCCACCGCCTGGCATTGCTCTCCACGGCGATGCTGATCGCTTCTGGGATCCAGTCGGCTGGATATTCTTTGCAGGCATCTCGAATAGCATCTGCGATCAGTGGCGTTAGCGCTCCGATCTCGCTCTCGTAGAACTTTGCCACTTTGGCAACTTCAGCGTCGTTAACAACAAGAACTAATGACGGGTTGTTTGTTTGGGTGACACCAGTGTCACCCGATTCCGTGTCACCCGATTCCCTGTCACCCCTGTCAGGCTGACGGGGTGACAGGCTGTCACCCCCACGAACCATCAAGCCAACCGAACCGTCTTTTGTTTCCCGAAGTGCAAACTTGTATTTATTGGTGCCGCGCGGACCCTTGCCATCCTGCACCAGCAGTGTCTTTTCCAGAAGCCGCAGATATCGTTGAACGGTGCGAGTGCTAAATCCAGTGTGCTTTGCAACCGTCTCAACTGCTGGGTAAGCATGTGATCCATCTTCCCATGCATGGTCTGCGTACACAGTGGCGATAAACTTCGCTTCGCTGTTGAACTCTTCCGTGATCGGAAGGCGCAGCACCAGGCCCACGATTAAGCCGCTCATCGCTCACCTCGCTCAGCGTTCGCTGGCGCAGATGAAAAATCTACTGGGATGGCCTGCTTCGCTGCCTTGTCCGCTTTGAATTTTTCGCAGGTACGAGTATGACCGCTGTATTTATATCGATTTTCATCGGTGTAGCCGCACACGCATCTGTAAAGCGTCGCTGGAGCGTCGTTGACCGTCGCTGGTTTCTTCGCTGAGCGAGATTTCAGCGTCGTTGATGGTCGCTCAGCGTCGCTCACAGCGTCGCTGCCCTTCGCTGGTCTGGTCGCTGAGCGTCGCTGGTCGTCGCTGCCAGCGAACCCACCGACTGTGATAGCGACGTCAGGAGCGACCGCGCCAACAGCAGCCATAAGCCCGATGAAGAGTGGCGAGAATGGCAAAGTCTTTGTCCATAAGATATACAGTGCTGGTGCCACCATCAGGGCTGAAAAACTCAGTAGAATGTAAAAGCCAAGCTGAGAGTAAGCGTTCTGCTTCATCGCCAGCGTCATCTTTTTCAGAGCGCGTGATCTGGCCTGCTCACCTTTTTTATCCGACTTCTTTGATGCCTTTGGCAGCAACTCTTTGAGCGTGACAAAGGTCGCCGAAAAGGCAGGCAGCTGCGTGGCTGTTCGGGCTACGATAACATTCAGGATAGCTCCCAATATCAACCCACCTAAGTTGACATTCATAAAATGCCAGCCGCTTGGATCGTACACATGGAACGCTCTGCCCATGTGATAGGCCTGAAATGCTGCGGCTCCATAGATCAACCAGCGCCCAATTCCAAAGCTTTGTGTTTCTGTGTTATTCATTGTTATCACCTTCCGTAAATAATGGTTTTTGCTCTGGCACATTGGGCCGCTGAACTGTGACGAAGTCAAGCGCTGGGGCCGTCTCATCTGGTTCAACACCTTTCGAAAGAGCATCGTCCACCTTTTTTTCGAACTGCTTGGCGCTAACCAGATCTGAATGGTTGTGGTGCCTATACCATGCAATTTGGAAAGATCTCATTTTTCTGACCAAGTCAATAAACAAGGAAGCTTTCATATTCACCTCTCAAACCGTACTACCACTACCGCACTACCGCGCTTCCAAGCCCATTTCTGGGCTAAAAACGGTCAAATCAGGGCTTTTGGTAGTGGTAGTGGCGGTAGTAATTATTTCTTTCACACGAGCCATCACCCGATTCCACGGTCTGCCACCATTCGACCCGACCAACTCATTTGTGATTGCCGTAGGTGATTTCCCAGCCCTATGCAGCTCCAATACCCGAACCGCATCCACTTCAGCGGTTGGGGTCGGCTCGATGACAGGCGCTTCGACCGTCGCCTCCAGTTGTTCCATCAACCATTGCTGAGCTGCCTCTGTAGGTTTGGGATAGTCGATCTCGAAACTCTGGAATTCCGTCACACGTCCCTTGATGATCACCAGCCCGCGCCCCTGCTTATTCGGCAGCTTGTTCGCACCAGGGCGACCAAACCCAGTCACACTATCAGAGGAGGACGGCACATAAAACGAGATGCGTGTTGCAAGGTTGGACTTTGCCACCACCGCAGACTTGCTCGGGTCATTCGTCGCAAAGATCGGATACACTCCCGCCGCGCGGTTTACTTTCACCTGTTTCAGCAGCAACGCCTGGTCATCCACCTCTGCCACCTCATCGATCACCAGCGCAATCGGTTTCATCACATCCTGCTCGCTCGCCTGCTTGTTGAACGAGATGATGTTGGGATGTCCGCTCATCGCCAGCGCACGCATCCGCTTCTGCGTCTCTTCCTGCACAGCTTGCAGACCGTTTTGCAGCCCGTTCATCGGGATCAGTGTAAAGTTTTCACGCCCCACATAGCGCAGGTATTCGGCGTTGTCCTTGCCATCCCACGCATAAACAAGTGTTTGCCCGCCATGCAAAAGCGCCTGAATAAATCCATGTACCTCTGCGCTCTTACCCATGCCGCGCATCCCGACCACAAAGAATGAATCGCCTTCGATCAGCGAGATCCAAACGTCACTCTTCGCACTCGAACCGATCGGCATGTGAAATGGAGAGGGTTGCAAATTCAAATCTAAAGGCTTGGAGGTCAGGTCATCCAACATCGGCGGGATGTCATATCCAACTTGCAAGAACAACCCGCGGCTGTTCGTCCGTACCACCTTTCGCCCTTGCAATGCGGTAGACAGATCGTGAGCAAAGCCGTGGTCAATCTTGCCCATATTAATTACGGATGTATCGAAGATCACCACCGCGCGGTCATCGCGTGCCCACACATAGAACGATGTGCGCTCAGGGTTCAACCTCGCCCTGCGCTGCTCTAAAAGCGTCAGAGTGCTGGAGGCAATCCGATAAAGTGTATTTTTATTCATCGTTCGCATCCTTCCAATCTTTCTCAATGGATTTCAGGGCTTCAGGGTCAATCAATCCACTGGGAGGCAAAGCCTCCACATCAACAATGTCGTAAGGCTTTTCTTTGGCCTGGCTGAAATATTGATTGAAGGCGCTCGCTGCAGTATTTGTGGTATTCACTGGCATCACAGACAACGCATCCACCATCTGGGCTCGTTCCGTGACTCTGGATTGCTCCGCAGAAGACGTCAACAACGGCATGGTCATCGCTTCAATATCAAGCAGCGGACCTGTAAACAGATCGGGCTTGATCATCTTTCCCTTGGTGATGATCACGCGCGTCCTGCCATCATCGTCTTTGATCTCACGGGTCTGCAAGAATATAAAAACAGCAACGGCGGCGGCAAGCGTAAAAAACACGGCAAACGATAGAGGAGCAGCCCAGTCGATCGTATTCGTCTGCTGTTGTTGCTGCACTTCCAGGTTGGAGAGTTCCACTGCATTTGTTCCGATAATGATCTGCTGTTCAACTGCCTGCTGAGTCCAATAATTGTGGGTCGGAGCGACAGCCTGTGTCATCATGAATGCGTTTGCCGTGGCCTGTGCCTGCTGGGTGGCTTCGATATCCATGCGCGCCTGTGTGGCCTGCGCTTCCATATCCCGCCGTGCTTGTGCCTGTGTGGCATCTGCATCCATGCGCTGCTGGGTGGCCTGAGCATCCATGCGCCGTTGATCGGATGTGGCCTGTGCGTCCGCGCGGTTTTGCTCGGCTGTTGCTTGCGCATCGATGCGCGCCTGCTGCGTTACCGCTTCCTGCGTGCCAGAAGCTTGCACAGTGGCGGTCAACCCATACACCTGTGCGGTGGCCGTGAAGACGGAGTTAAGCGCCATCTGCGTGGCTTCGGCATTGATCTTGTTTGCAAACATCGTCAGGCCAACCTCTGCGGGGTTGGGGGTCGGCGCGGGGGTGGAACATGCCGTCAGGAGGAAGGCAAGAATAATGAGGAGAGTATATTTTTTCATCGCATCTCCTATAGCTTCAAGTCCACACGCTCTTCTTGAGGCTGGACGGTTGTCTTTTGTATTGTTTCATTGGGAGCCAGCATGCTAAGCAGTTGGTGCACCGTCATCTTGCGCGGTTTGAAGACAGGCTCTTTCGTCTTTACGACCACGCGTCCGCGGCGGATGGCGCGCTGTCTCTTCCGAAACATGCGCACCCACGGCATGATGATGGCGGGCAGTCCAAACAGGAAGACCGCTGCAATCGTTCCTACGGCAACATGCAGGATATAGGTCACGATCATATCGAGTGATTCGAGTACGCTCATGCCTGCGAAGATGCTCCATATCTGCTTCCAGAATAGTGCGGCGGCAGCCAGGGCGAGCAGTGCGAGGACGGTAAGGTATTGTTTCATCGTGCCTCCCAACCTACTGAAAAGACCAGGTCTTCCAGCGCCGATCTGGAGGGTGCGCTGACCTGTTCCGTGCTGAGCACGGTGTAGGAGCGGTCCATCAACACCGCGCCGTACATATTCGGCAGACTCGACTGTTGCAACGGCACTTCGCAGATCACTGCCCAGATCTGACCTTCCTCATGCCAATATCGCCCGATAGGAGCGGTAACGCATAAACGAGCGACATTTGTTTCAGCCATGCCAGGATATTGCGCATCGTACAGGTCGGCTCGCGCGGTCATCGAGGCGACCATTTCAGGAGAAAGCTGCGGCGCATTCTTGGCGCAGGCTGCTAAAAATAAAGCGAATATGAAGATTATCTTTTTCATGTCTTGTCCTTCCAAAAAATCCATAAAAACCAAAATTCTCCACGCTGCACAAAACGGTAGGTGATGCGGTCCCGATCCACCTTGTCCGCAATGGCCACCGCAGCCACCCACATATCAACATTGGGTGGCTGCTCTTTACGCGCGATCACTCTGCGGTGCAGGCCGCGCCTGGTACGGTCCTTGAGCAGGATCCGATCTTCGTCCAGCCAGGCCAGCACCTGCAGCGGATCAACTCTCAAAGACCGCGCCGCATTCGGTGCATTCATATTCTTTGCAGGTGTCGTCGGTCGGCTTGATATCTGCGCTCTGGCAGTGTGGACAGTTTTTCGGCAGCAGGTGATCGCCGCGCGCGATCGCAAGAAAGACGTTTGATAAGCGGGGTTCGTATTGAATGGTCATGTCAGCTCGCTTTCCTGAAAAACCCACACGCCGCTGTGCGTCGCCTGGGTGGTTACACAGTTGTTGTCTTTCAAATGAGGCGCGGTATGTTCGTTCACGAGCAGCCGCACTGCAATTCCCGTGGAGATCACGGCGCTGGTCACAGGGTCCTGTATCTGAAAGCATCCCTGTACATAGCCTTCGCCAAGCGGGGTATTAACTTTTTGATTGACTGCCGTCACCATGTTTCACCTTCCGTTTTTCCGTTCCACCTTTCGGCGGCTCGATCTTGCCAACCACTCCGAGCAACACAGGCCTGCCATGCTCCACTCCCCACCGTGGACGGGGAAACTTCCACCCCTTTTTGGACAGCGCCCCTCTGCATTCGGGTCCCATGCCGATGGCAATGCTGACAGGGTCCTTCAGCAAGCGGTGACACCGTTGACATCGGTTCGCGGCCATTAGAACGCCTCCAGCTGCACCGCATCCCCAAACATTTTTACGGCTGTCTTCAACATTGCCTGACGGGTTTCATTCATGTCGGCAATCTTCGCGCCAAATTCATCATGATCAAACTCGGCAAATTCATCTTTGGTAGAAGCCATGTAATAACCACCTTTGGCGCCTGCCGTTGAGCAGATCAAATATCCATTGCGGCGCAGCCATTTGATACACTCGCGCACCTGCCGTTCCGAAACACGAAAGCCTCTCTGATAAACCCGATTGGTCAGAGGTATGCGACCAATTGCCGCTTGTTTGCCTGCGTAGGGAGCAAGGATTTCAACAAGATGTCTCCGAAGCTCTGGCGGATAGACAATACGATTTTTATATTTCATGGCTTTATTCCTTTCTTGGCTGGCGTTTCCACAGCAACAGCGGCCAGTGCGTGGATCTCTGCGTCCAATTCCTGGGCACGCTTTATCAACTGTTTGGGTGCTTTGACATTTGTGAGCTTTGCGAACTCGGCCAAAATGCCTGTAAGTTCGTCGCGCGAGTAGTGCGATGTCTCTCCGATGATCAATGCCCAGACCAGATCACGACGCGCATATTCCAGTTTCTCTGCAGCGGTCCCTGTATCGGGATGGCGATATTCATCAGGAATGTTGTCATCGACGCCAACAAAATGCCATTTACGAATTTTTCTCAGTACTTCGATGGGTAGACCTTCAAAGAGGCTCTGTGCCGCAGTTGTGTATTCCCATACCAGCTCCCGACGTACTTGAAGGTAGAGCCTCATGGCGCGCATCTCGGCTTTTTCCTTCTCGGTCTTTTTGCCGCCTTTTGTGCTGCCGCGGCCTGAGCCTTTCAATTTATCCAATCCGCCGCCAGTTATTACGGCGATGACCAGGTCATCATCCAGACCCTTGAGGCTTTGATATGAATAGCCGTTCACCATCCGTTTGGAAATGAGCCGCAAATCTTTATGCCTCTTGTTGAATAATGCATCGTCTGACCAACCGAGCGCACGAAACGCCCCGTCTGTCTCTGCATAGATGGCGATCTTTGTGTTTTTGCTGGCCATCTCGACCGCATAATCCATCCAGGCAATGCTCTTGCGCTGGTGACAGATCTTCATGCCGCAGAAATGGGAGCCATGTACTTTTGTGTAAAACGGGCAGGCAGTGCAGGCGGGCGGGTCCATCAGGTGATCAAGATGAGCCTCGTACGCGCCTACTATTTGTTCATTCATTGCGGGCAACAGTCGGCTCGGTAAGTTCTTCATATCCAATGGCCAGCCGTGATACCCTGCTCGTGCCTTGCCGCTGCTCTGGTTTTCGTTCCACAGACTCACTACATTTGGAAGATGATCAATCTCTTCCTCGATCATTTCATCTGGCAGAGATTTTCCGTTTTCTTTTTCAATCCGCTTGAGCGTTTCGAGGATCTGCGCTTGCGTGGCGAGCTTTTGCATGGAGTGCAGCAGCCGCGCGGTGCCCATCGAGATCGTGCCATCATCCAGCCTTAACTGCACTGGCCCTGGCAAGTCCAGGAAGATATCCATGCCGCGCACCGTGGCGCCCTTCATGTTGAAGACCATCCCGATCTGTTCACTGGTGGCTTCTGGATTTACTTCCCTGTAACGTCGCAGCAACCGTGCCTTTTCAGTCACCTTCAAGTCGTCGCGGTGGACGTTCTCGATCACCACTCCATCAAACATTTCTTTGTCGGTGATCTCTTCTACGTCCAACGGCATGACGCTGTACCCGTTGTATCTATCAGGCAGGCCTTCCGCTTTGAAGTTGTCGCGCAGCCACTCAAACGCGCGTTTTCGACGGTGGCCAAACTTCAACTGGTAACGCTTTTCAACCAGTCGCGCTTTTGGTTTCTGCTCCAACCCACTGACCGCAATAGTTCTGGCGAGTTCAGGAATATCTTCATAGCTGCCGCGATCCTGATATGGGTTGTCATCGATGATTTCAAGTTGAATAAGTTTTTCTGGCATGGTTTGCTCCTTCCAAGCAAAATAAAATAATGTTGATGCCTTTGGCCCGCCGAGGTCTCGCCGAAGACTCATTTCAAGGAGATGCACACAGGTTCACGGCGGGCCTTCCTGTGTATCTGCTTCGCAGCAGAGAAGAGACCTCTGTAAGGTCTCTCTTCCAATGCGAAGAAAAAATCACCCCGCCGCTCGGTTGCCTCTCTCGAGTCCGTGTTAGCACCGTATTAGCCTTTACTGCCTTGTATGGTCAGCTGGTTACACTGCGGGAAATATTCGGTTGTTAAGGTTCCCTTCCAAACGTCCGCTCCCTTGGTGGAGCCTGTAGAATTTCACTGGCTGCACACAGGCTCCATTCCAATTGGAGGAGCGATTGCGATATCAAACGGGATCGCCTCCCGTAATGACCTACTTAGTTTCTTTCAGCGTCTTGCCGATCTCATCCAGTTTGTTGAGCGCACTATCGTTGTCGCTCAGTTCCATTGCCAGCTGCCCCGCCAGCGCTTTGATCAACTGACTCGGCGCTTCGTTCATCAACCGACGCAGGATCTGTCTGCTGTTGATGTTCGTTTGCCGCGCATCATGCAGAGCCGCTCTGTACTGCTGCTTACCTACTTGTGCTGGAGTTCCCATCGATCAGTTTCTCCGCTTCCTTATTCGCCTTGATCTGCTCACTGATAAATCGGCTGTAATACTCGATGGCCATCGGAAGAGCCGCCACTGAAAAGCACAACGATAAAAAACAGACGTTCTCCCAGCCAATGCGAAATCCCGCGATCCCGATCACACCGCCAACCCCAAGCACCACCATTGAGAAGGTCTGTCCTTCGATCCTGTGCGCTGAAAACAGGCGGGTAATAACAGCTACAAAAATTGCAAAAATAAAAACTCCCAAAACAACGCCAACTGCCTGCCAAGTCTCTGCCATTTCTTGAATCTCCTTTCAGGCTTTGCTATTCTTGGGGTATGAAAACGAACCCACACCCACGCGGTCCACCAGCGCCACGCCATCCACCACATCCACCTTGCGAATTTGCATGAATGGATGCATGGTCAGCAGCCGTTCACCAATGGCACGAGCTTCCTGCTCAAGCGCATCTTCGGTGGACGGTTTTTTGTCGCCTGCTGCCATCTCAGCCAACCTTTGTGGCGTTGGTCAAACGGATGGGCAGGTGCATGACAACATCCACCGCATTGATCAACTCACCGCGGGCTTCGCGGCGTTTTGCCTCGCGCACCACTTTGTTAATGCGCTTCTGCAGGCCTTTATCTTTTGTGCTTTTTCTAGGGCTGAACGCATCGCCGCCTTTCCCCATTTGGCCTGATGCGCTTTTCTGTGGGTCGATCACTATTTGATTTTTGCGCCTGCCGCGTGGGAATGGAATAAAGTTGATCACGCCGTCTTTATGCAGGTTGATCAGGTGATAATGCACGGCAGAGGTGGAGAGGCCTGTTCGGTTGGACATTGCCTCTAACGTGGCTTTGGAGTCGTGGCGGAATGCCGCCAGAACTTTCGCGCGGTTCTTGAGGTTTTTTGGGCGTGCCATTGCTATACCGCCTCTTTCTTGGCCTGTTTCTTGATCTTCACCACAGGCATTTCCACCGCTGAATATTGGTACACGCGCTTGCAGGTCGGGCAATACCAACCCTTGCGGTCAAGGTGCGTGCCAGGGAGAACATCTTGCGACGGGAATGTTTCAATGCTCACGGCCTGCTTTTCGTGCTCACATACTGGTAATTCTCGCGTTGCCCAGTTATCCACCTGCGCGCCGAGGCCGCGCTCTCCAAAGCCGTTGGCTTCGGCTGCCATTGCTACTCTTGCGTAGGTTTCTGGTTTTACGGGAATGTTCTTATATTTCTGTGCCATTCGTTCTCCTGTGGTTTGGTCGGCTCGTTGACTATGTTTCGCCTGTAAGGCCTCTTGTAGGGCTTCTGTGTGGCTTCTAGGGCTATGTTTTGCTTGAATTGCCTTTTGTCTGTTTATTATTGCCTATTGGCAATACTTTACACCCGTTGCAATTAGTTGTCAATAGGCAATATTTATTCCCCCAAAGGAAATTGCCAAAATGATAAGATTTCGTTGCCATATGGAAAAAATAGACTTACCTCATTGGTTGCGTAGTGAAATCAAAAAACGCGAATGGTCGCAAGTAGACCTAGCGCGACGTGCGGCTCATCTGTGAACGAGCTGGCGTGCCTTATCAATCCCCGCACAAGCTACGACATGGCCACGTGGTGCATGCGCTTAAGCAAGCCCGCAACATGGCGGAGCTCAAAGCCATCAGCCAAAACATCATGCACGCCTCGGTTGTGATCACAGATCAGGTCTACGGAAAACTGCTCAACAACAACGTGCGAGACGTGATATCAAACCTCGGCGTGCATAAAGATGACAAAGCGGAAATCAGGCAGCTAATTGAAATGCTGAAACTACAACTTACTTAAACTACAGTATCCGTCTCATCCAGCCACCCCTGGCTTTGCAAATAAGCCTTGATAAGACGATCTTTTTCAGCGGGCTTGAGATCATCATATTTTTTACCGGAGAGCGCAGTCCGCTTTCCCTTCGAAGAGTCTTTGCGTTGCTTCTTTTCAGTGTCACTCAACACTACCTTTGGTTCTTGCGCAGGGCTATTTGAGATTGATTTATTATTCTTTGCCATTATAGTGCCATCACTTTCACGGAAATATCGCCGTGCGAAAACAAGATCACAGTCGGCGATGTTTCGCAGGAAAATGCCTGCGCACCGTTGCCGGTCTCATCGAGCTGAATATTGATCGTGCTGGGCGTTACGCCTGTCAGCACGTCAATGGTTATTAATGTGTTGGCCTTGCCCAAGACGCTGAGTAATATTTCGTCAGACCCATCGCCAATGATGGTATTGCTATCCACAGAAATACTGTCAACAACTCCCGATTCAAGCGCGCTGACAATGGCAACAACATCAGGACGATTTTGTATTTCTTCGTTGTTATCGTCCCAAACCACGCCACTAGAGTTGCAATTACCATCTTTTGAAATTCCCTTTTTTCTTAATTCAATCGAAAGTTTTTGAAGATTTACCATATTAGCCTCTTATAAAATTGTTCACCATTATTACTACCCATGAATATCTCCGACAATGCCTGCATGGGTGCCAATAACATTGCTGTACCATGTGCATGTACCTACGGCCTCGCCCTGTTCGACCCATTGAAAATAGTGATACCCAACGCTAGTCACATCATAATAAGTGGACGACAAAGAACTGCCGCCAACTCCATTGCTGAAATAGGATGCAAGAGCGTCATTGCCATTTGTCTTGTCTAATCCGATGCCTGCAGCCCGATAGGCTGCATTGGTTTGGGTTGCAGATACCAACACCCTGATATTTACAGGATCTTCAGCTACACCAATGACAACTTCCACACGGTTTGCCGTGGAATTATTTGCCGATCTCCACGTTGCAGTTTGATACGTCCAGCTGGCTGTTGCATCTGTGACATATAATTTTTTATTAACTCTGTTGTAGTAATTCCACAGGTAGCGTTTTGTAACGCTGTCTTCGCACTGGCCTGTTGTTGCTGTGATGCGAATTGTGCCAACATACCGGTAGCTGGTTGCGCCAGATTTTACATATACGCCATTCTGCAACACTAATGCGGTTGCTCGGGTGGTATCGTTTGTCCAAACTGTTGACGCGAGCGCCAACGATCCTGCATTGTCATACACCCAAATATCGTAATTTTTTCCCGCGGTGTAACCGGACAGGGACAGGGAGATATCTGCGGATAGCAGGAGGGTATACCATGCAGTGCCGCTGTAAATTGCGACCCGATTTCCTCTGTATGGGGTCAGGTAAATGGTTGTTTTTGCGGTTTGGTCGGTTGTGGATATCGCAACACCGGTTTCCAACGTCAGGCGCGCATCCATTGGAGCCATATTACTCAATCCCAATGTCACTCGTTGCGCAGCCGCGTCCGCATCATCAATTAACGCGCGCCCGGCTGCCGTCAGCGCAATTTCCTCACCCACCCCTGCGCCCGCTGTGAAGCGCCCCAGTAATTTGTCAGTAGCTGTAAAAGCGATAGAGCCTGCAACATGATCAGCATCTGTCAAACCACCTAAAGCCCCGTGATCCGTGACGCCGCCTGGTATTGTAACGACTGTTTTTCCGACTGCATCGGTGACAGCCACGCCTGCTCCAACAAAATTCAGCCGCTGTTGCTGAGCAAGGTCCACGCCCTCATCTTGGATAATGTGCCCATCCTTCTCGGTCAAAGCAAGATTTGAAATTGCCTCATCAAGCTCACCGAGCGGCGCACGGATAATGCTCATATTGGCCGGAGACCCATCTGCGGGCGGGGTATGGTAATTATTTGTCATTTTTCTCTCCACAAAAATAAAGCACATCGTTTGGTTGTAAATTAGCCACAATATTGCTGGCTAATTTGCTTTCGCTGTATATACTTATTCGTGCCGGCACAGTGACCTTAAGGCAGTTTGTGCCAGGCACATGCATTGAGTTCAGCGCCAAGACTGGTGCAAGAATTACAAAGGCCAGAACAATGAAAGTGAAAATATTTTTTATCATGTATCTCCTCTATGAATACGCTACAGCCTGCACCACACCGCGGATGGTGAGCTGCGCCTCGATGCGCGCAGTTTTGGCAGTGGCGGTTGTGATGGTGATCTCATTGTTGGTTTGCGATGGCCGAAAGACCGCATCGGTCAACGCATCGGTGATGTCGAGCTGGTACCAGCCGCTGCCGATATCTACCACGCTGGCGTTCAGGTCGACTCCGCTGTTTAACTTAATAATCAAATTTGCCAAAGCCAGCGTATTCCCCGCACTCTCTTCAAAGATGCCATATTCCATCGTGATGGAAGGCGTCAATGTGTGAGTATGATTTGGAGTGCTGTGCGTGTGGCTGGGGACTGAGACTCCGTGTGTATGCGCTGGGACAGTAACAGTGTGAGTGTGATTTGTAGAGTTATTTTGGATAGCATTGACGGTGCCGCCACCATAACCTGCATTGGCCACCAACGCACCCAAATTATTCAATCCAACATCGTATGTAATAGTTCCTGCCGCGACAGACAAACCATGTGAATGATTGGCGCTTTCTGTGCCTGATGTCGGTGTAGTTCCACCGCCAGATGCAGAGGTTAGCGAACTGCCTCCATCGCTACCGCTAGTCGATCCTCCTCCGCTGGCAGTGGTTGTGCTTGACCCTGCCACGGATTTGACCGTAGACCTCAGCGGCTGAATGCGAAAACGAAACAAAGCCTGTTGGATGGATGTATATTCATCGCCGGTCCAGAAGCGGCATGAGGCGCCTTTGCTGTTGTCCAACTCATCGCGGTAGGTAAATGTGTCCACGCTCGCGCTTAACTGCTGATGAGCGCTCAGCACCTTGGCATTCATGGATTGCTGCGCCAGATAATCACTATCTGTCATTGGCATACGGTCAATGGTCGATATCACCACCGATGTGGTTGTAATGCCTTCCGGTGTGATCTGGCGTTCTGCCTCGACAATGTTATAAGTGCCATCCAGATCATAAACAACAGCGCCATCGATCAGACTGCGATATACCGTGCGCAGGGTCGTGCCTGGTTGGAGGATCTGTCCGACCTTGGCGAGCTGTACGCGGTAAAACTTTTGCGGCGTGCCACAGCGGCGCAGATGCTCGACGGAGGCCTGCATGAGCATGTTGGCGGCCGCTTGGATATCCGCTGTTGTGTTCGAGATGGGGCCGATGTTTTTGAAATCGAGAACCTTCTCGATGCGTCCATACGTTGTTTCGCTCGCATCCCGTTTGATGTAGTTGGCTGCCGCATTGAGGGTATAGCCGGTTGGCGGGCTGTCTGTCGCAGAGGCCAGGGTGAGCACAACACCGCCATTACCAGAGCCGCGCGGAATGACTCGGGAAAGCAATTCAGCAGCGTCACTTTCCTCTTCGAGGCCAGCAATCAAGGCAATGCCGTCTTCTGTTTCTGCAGCAACAGGGTCGTTGATATGTTGGACGGCACGTACTCCAGAGGCGGCAAATGTTGAAGCGGGACCGATCCACTCCACAGTCCGGCCAGAGCCGAGCCGCCAGTGCTCTCCAATATGCCCACCCACGCCAATCAACGCGCTGAGCACAGACTCTCCATCGTAGCCTGCGTATGTATTGGTCAGCGTAGTACCATCGGTAATCGTCCACCCAGCTGGAGCCAACGCCATGACTTGGTCAGGGCCATCGGTTACCCCTGCCCCACCACCAGAGAGATCGAGCGCGCCCACCGATCGATAGGACAATTCACGGCTAAGGTCATTTCCAGATACCGTAATAACCAGGCTGCCGTCTGCCTGGATGGCACGCACAATTTTATCGATGACTCCGCCGCCAAACGTCTGCAGGGTTCCAGCATGGTCAATGTATTTGCAGACGGCGACGCGCTTTTCTGCCAGCGCGGAAAGGTTTGGATCTGCCGCAGATACTACGAATGAAAACTCACCACCAGCCGATAAGCGGCTGGTGTGGCGAAATTGCGAAGCGCGCAGAGGGCCTCTTCCAATACGATTGCCGGAGCTGTCTTCGATATCGACCCAAAAGTTTAGGGCTTGCATTAGTACCATGCCTCATAATAACTAAAATCAATGGTCGAGCCTGTGCCGCCACCGCTAAATGTGACAGTGACGGGGTTATCGCCAGTGGCCAACGAAAACCATACAGCCATATCAGCCGTTGGTGATATTGTGAGGTCATCATATGCATCTGTGCCGTCGTTAGTGATCTGCATGGTGCCTGTATCGATCAGCAGCACGTCCCCGGATGCGATCGTGCCGCCAAATGTGAGAGACTCTCCACCTACGCGTGCAATGGTGATGCTGGTGATGGCAAGGCTGCCAGCGGTAACGCGCAGGCGCAGCGCACGGACTGGGGCGCGGCCAGTGTTGTCGCTGGTCGTAACAGTGATCGAAGTCGGCGAACTGGTCAGGTTGTAGGTTTGGCCGCTGTCGAATGCAAGGCCGCTGTCGAAATATTCGCCGCTGTCAAAAAACCATGTGCCCCCCAAGTCCCCTCGCCAGAATGCTTCCTGCGAAATAAAGTGCAGGTCAACATCCTGTATTACTTTGTACTTTGTCAGCTCATACGATCGTTGAGCAGTGACTTCCTTCAGCCGCGCATATTGCCAATGGATATCTCCAGAAGCGGTTCGACGATAGAGCCGATCCCGCGTGCCGCGCAATTTCATCAGCTGAAAATACAATGCTTCGAGGTCTGCTTCAGTCGCTGCGTGCAACCGGGTGGATTTGATACGCTCAACCGTGCCAGGGTGTTTCTGCTGGCCACCGAATAAATCAATCGCGCCACCTTCAGGCAATGTTTGATAGGCTGTAGGTGTTGCGCCAGACCCAACCTGCTCCACTTGGTTGTAGTGCTCAATGTTGATCAAGCCGAAGCGAATCAATCTATACATAATCAGCCACCTTTTGCGCGAATAGCGCTGAGCACGCCGTCTTTTGTTGCGACAGCAATTTGCTTAGGAGTAGCACTAGTGCCAGGCACGTGGATGATGATGTCGCCAATATTGATCTGCGATCCGCCTCCCGCCCCGCCCGCGGCTGATGCTCCAATCTGTGGAGCGGATACTTCGCTGAGATCATTTGCCAAGCCCAGCATTTGGCGGGTGAGCATTTCGCGGACCTTAGGCGCTTCGTCTTCGCCACCCAATCCAATGCTGCCAAACAAATTACTACCAATATCCTTACCAACGCCAGACGGCGAGTGCATGTCAAGAAGCGATTTAATTCGTGCAATCATTCCATTGATAACACCAGTAATAGCATCGTAAAGCAAACCAGTGGAGCTTTTTACTCCATCAGCCAAGCCTCGCATGATGTCTTTTCCGCGTTCAGGCGTTTGCTTAATAAAGTCTAGTATGGCCTTGCCAACAGCAACAAATAATTCTCCAACTGCCACGACAAGTACTGGAATGTTAGACAGCAGACCATAGGCTAAGGCAACAATCAATTGCAATGCAGCAGAGCCTATCATCGGCAAGCTATTGAGAATTGCTGTGACGATTGCGGCTATTAATTGTGGAATTGCAGCAATCAATGTTGGCAAGGCAATTAATAAGCCTTGTGTCAACGCGAGAATAAGTTGTAAAGCCGCATCGATGAGCAGTGGCAAATTTTCAACCAATATCTGCACGATCGTAAGAATGACTTGCACAATGGTTGGTATGAGGGTCGGCAAAGCTAGGGTCAATCCATTGGCCAATGCGATGATTGCCTGAAGCGCAGCTGTTACTAATGTTGGCAGAGCAGTGATCAACCCATCTACCAACTTGAGCAGCAGCTCGACTCCCGTGGTAATCATCATCGGCAGGTTCTGCAAAATGGCATCTACGATAGACATGAGAATGGTCATGCCAGTTTCCATTAACTGCGGGACCTGTGCAGCCACGTCGCTGATGATGGTGCTGATAAGCGTTCCGACTCCCGCAGCCATCTTACCAATGTCGCTGCCAGAGCCATCTACAATATCTTTGAAATCCTTTAGGTAACCACCTAACTGGTCGAATACCAGCGAAAAGCCTGGCAGGAAACTTCCTGCCAACGTAGTTAGTGTGCCTTGAAAACCCATCTTCAAACCTGCAAGCGTGTCATCAAATTCGGCAAACGCTGACTTGGTTTCTTCACCAACCACCGCGCCTAATTCATGAGCTTCCTGTGTCATGCGTGGAAACTCATCAAAGCTCTTGATGAGCGGATTGAGTTCCATCGCGCTTTTCCCGAAGATGGACATAGACAACGCATCGCGTTCTGCTTCGTTTGATATTCCGCCCAAAGCTTTTAATGTGTCTTGAAATACAGCTTCTCTGTCACGCAGGCTACCATCTGCATTCACAACACTTACGCCTAATTTATCAAAAGCGGCAGCGCTGTCGCCAAGCTGACCATCAAACTCTTCGCCTTTAGCCAAGGCTTCGGCTTGCGCAGCGGCATAGTCGCTATATTGCGTTTGCGCGCCAGACATCGTGCGTGTAAGGCGCGACAGCGAGCCTACCATCGTATCCTGTGAAACGCCTAACTGCCTGCCTATATAATCAAGTTCTTGCAACCGTGTAGAAGATAGTCCTGTTTTTACTGATAAGTCATCAAGCGCCCCCATTGCCTCCGCGCTGCTAAAAACAAGCCCGCCAATTGCCACACCAACCGCAGCCACAGCCGCCGCCAAAGCTGCAACAACCGTGAGAGCGCCTTTTACGACTGTGCCAATTCCGCCAAGAACATCCTTAAATGATAAAACCTTACCACTGGCTTCTTGCGCCGATTTACCCACTTCGTCTTCAGCCTGACTGAGGTCGCCCAATGCCTGTTCGGATGTAGAGAGTTCACTCTCCATTTTTCCAAGCGTTTCAAGTTGCTTATTAAGCGCAGCTTCGGCATTCTTTGTAGCAAGTGTATCTTCACCTTTTGCAGACTTAATACGCTCATATTCCTCGCGCGTAGCAGCAACTTTTTGCTTTTGAATTTCCATCTGAGCAGTCAAAGACTTTATACGCCCTTCGAGAGCCGTCGCATTTTTCGACCAATCTCCGAGAGATGCAACACTTGCTTTAAAACCAGTTTCTAACACTTTCAGATCGGCATTCATTTGTTTGATGCCGTTTTGAAATTCTTTTGTATCAATGACTGGTTTAGCGCCTAATGTATTGGTCATGGTTTATGCAAAATCGGTTTGATCGCCTGGTATATATTCTTTCGAGTTACGCTGCTCATTTTTATATTGAGGATATTCCATGAGAAAAAGGAGCACGCTCCGCATATTAGTTAATTCAAATTCGCGCATCGATCCGAACTTATCCGTGTCTAACAGCATGTACTTTACCCTGCGTGCCCAGTTTTTTATTTTCGGGGCAGATTCTTCCGTCTCTTCGCTGTCTGCCCGATCGTAGGGTTTGCGGCCATGCTCTGTTCCACCATGACGAACACCTGACGAAACGTAGAAAACATATCTTGCAATGACGCGCCAAGATTCAGCTCTTTGGAAGTAACAGAGTTACCAAAAAGAAACATTACAAATTCTGTGAGCTTCTCGATCTGCTCTCGCTGAATGTTGGTTGGGTTTCCGTCTTTATCGGTTTCAATGCTTGAAAAATCTTCTTGAAGATCGAGAGCCACTTCAAGAATGCCCCAAGGGATAAAGGTACGTACTAGTTCACGCTTAATTTCATTATTCTCATCATAGAGCGTGAGCTTGATTGAGGGCAATATGTTGCTCATGGTTTCCTTCCTGCTTCAAGTGACAGTCGTCCACGTAGACGACTGTCACCTCTAAAATTTACAGTGGCGAGATTTACGCAGTGGTGAAGTCGTAGACCACGTCGGCGAGGACTTGGCCATAAATCGAGACCACGTTTGGAATCACGACCAGATACTGCTTGGCTGCGGTGAGATTGGAGGTTGGGTCCAAGGTCACAACTGTGCGGGCCGCATTGATCGTGCGCGCGCATGGAATAATGGCCTGTGTATCGGCGCGGACCATAACAATGCCATTCTCAGCCCCATACGCCAGCGGGTTGGAGAAAGTAAGCACGGTGTTGGCACTGACCACAACGCCTGTAGCGCCATCGGCAGGGACTGGCGTGACGGTAAACGAAGCGGGCGAACCAGCAACGGGAGTCTGCACGGCATTGAACCAGTTTGTAGATACAAAGCTGGTGGTATCCGCATCCCCATGAACGCGCTTGACGCCTTTCATTTTCGAGCCATTGCCCAACAGATCAAACTTATAAATCGTGGTCAACGCGGTGATCTTCAACGTTTGCGGCTTATAACTGACCTTGTCGCTTTGAGACTGCGCTTCTTCGCTGGGCTTTTCGGCACGGCATTTCAGATACCAACGATAGCGAAAGCTGCCGTTGGATTTCTTAAACCGATATCCGAGCGCGAAATATGGTGCGAGGGATGGATCCGCATCATCAAACGAGCGGCCTGATGCAGAATCGTGAGTTGAACCCAGCAGCTGTGCCAAGATCGCTTCAGGGATATTGGGCGCGGACAATTCAAGCACGGTATCGCCCTCCGCTGAAGCATTGTCAAACGGACCATTGTCAGCGTACTGTGTTTCCACTGAGGTTGAGGGCGAGGCCTTCAATTCCATTGCTGGCACGAGCGGCTGCGGCGAGCCAACTACATAGCCATTGGCGTCATCCTGTGTGACGATCGCATAATACACACTGTCCACACCGACAACGCTTTTGTATTCGGTTGCATTTGCCATTTCTTACTCCTTTGTTTCAAAATAAACATATTCGACCGCCAGCCCGTAGTGATGCGTTTGCGGATCCTGCGGAAGCTGACGCACGTCGCCTTTGTGGAAGTCCGCCGCTTTCATGGCAGCGTCCACGCTGGCGGTTGACGGGATATTTGCCTTATCCCAGAGATTGATTTGCATGGTGTATGAGCGTTCGGTCTCTTCGCCGTCGGCATGTTGTTCGGGGTTCGAGTTGATCAGCTGATGCGTAATAAAGGCATCTGGCAGCGTGCCTTTGTAGGGCGCTGCCGCAAAAGGTACAGCAGGGCTGATAGTTCCCAAGGCGGTTTCGACACGCTCGAAGATAGTTGCCATTAGTCCACTAAGCCTGCTGCTATCAAACGTTGCTGAATCAGCCTTTTTACAGCAGCTTTTTTGGAACTTATAGCGGGACGCACATAGGGTCTGGCAGCCATACGTGTTGATCCAAATTCAACTGCTATTGCACCAATCATTGTTTCTTTATCGGTATATGCCGCATCATGAATGACGCCCACTTCAACATAGTTGTAGTGCCCTTCCGCAGACGGTGTTTTAATCTTAATATGGTCTTTCAGATTTCCTGTGTCAACTGGCACACGCGCAATTATTGCGGCCTGCAACATTTCACCAGACTCGCGCAAAGCATCTCTAGACACAAGATCGATATCCTTACCAGCTTTCTGCAAGGCTTCTATATAGTCCTCAAATCCTTTGATATCAAACATTGCTTTCATGGCTACACGGTCCCTATCACGCGCTCGATGCGCAGCACGGTCCAGCGATTGAGGCCGCGCACATGGTCAGGAGGAGAGATGATCTTCCAGGGATTGTCATCGATCAACACCTGCCATTTATCAGAGACATCACTGCGATAACGAATAGTCACCGTAGCGCGTTGCTCTGCTTTTTCAGCTTCGTTGGCAACTACCGTCTGCCCGTGGTCATACACCACCAGCGCCCATACCGTGGGGTTGGTCGCGAGGTTGGCGTAGGCTTCCGTTTGCGCTCCACCAGTCGTCTTACTGATGGTCGGTGACTGAAAGGTGATGCGGGTCCGCAGATCGGAGATCTTGACAGTTAGTTCTGCCATTAGAACCAGACCGCCCGCTGCGACACAAACGCGTGCCTAATATCAGCTGGCACGCTCTGACTCTCACGGTTTTCATACCAATACGCGACCAGGGACAGGATGGCGCTCTTAACCCGTTCAGGCACATTCGTGTCCGAAGCGCCATAGCCCGCTACAAAGCGGACCGTGATCGCGCCTTCACGCCGTAGAGAGGTGCTCTCCAGACTTTTGAAAACCAATTCACCAGGCTCACTGCTGGTCACGGCGTAATAGGTGGAGGAATCCACGGTATGCTCGATGTCGTTAATGTCGATGTACTTGACCGAGGTGACCGATTGCAGAGGCGGGCGCAGCAGATCCATTTCTAGTTCGTCGGGCCATTCATCCATCGTCATTTCCCAGGTCTGCGTGATAAAGGCGCGGCGTGACAGCTCCTCCCCTTTTTCACGCGCCGCTTTGAGGAGCGACGTGATCAGGGCATCGTCTGACGTACCGTCCACACGCAAAAAGGCTTTTGCTGTTTCTACAGAAACAGGTTCGACCGTGGGAGCTGTGATCAAGCGCAAATTCATGAATGACCTCGGGAGTGCGGCCTATTGGGAAGGGTCAACAGGCCGCACCGGAAGCGGACGTAAAATCGCCCGCAATTCCACTAATCTTCAGGCTTGCCTGCAGAGCCGCGGCGGGATCCGCGACGGTGAGGGGCTTCTTCAGCGGCCTGTTCTTCTTCAGCCGCAGGGGCTTCTTCAACGGATGGAGCTGCATCCCGTGTTTCTATGTTGATCGGAATCGCTACGCCTGCTTCGATCAGTTCTTTGCCGATGTCTGCCGGAAGATCGCAGACGCCAGGGCCCCAGCAGCCACGCGGTCCCGCGTAGAGGTTTTTCAGGTTGACTCTCATGCCATTACCTGCTTAGGACTGCGGCTCCACGCGTGCCCCGACCTGCAGCCACACCGCAGAAATCAACGCGGCGCTGGCATTATTTGCCGGGGTAATGGTGGCGCGGATGTACCGCTTGGCGCCAAGGTACCCAATCTTCTTGGTCTTGTTGTCATCATCGAACTGGAAGCTGGCTTGCACTTCCGTACCAAGCAGATCTGCATCTGCCACAGCAGCTGCATCGCTGAGATTGGCGGCTTCGCCCTCTTCCATCAACACCACAAAGGTGGCATCGGCATCCGCGAGCGAGCCAAGTGCAATCACCAATTCATTGGCGTTGAAGTTGGCCGTGTCCAGGATCTGGCTGACCTGAGCGGTATTGTCCGCAACAGAAACAGGGCTGATCGCACGCGACACCTTGATTGAATTATGAAAATCGATCATGTCTTTCTCCTTGTTGATAACTTAATCGTGATATCAAGCCTGAAATTAGGCGAGCTTCACACGGACAAACGCCTCTTCGAGGATCGGCATGCCGTCAGACTCCAAGCGGCCAATGAAACCAGTCTGATTGGCTTCGGCATACAATTCGTTCAAGCGTTGGATGCCGAAATCGAGCGCATCGGCAATGTGGTAATACGAGAAGTCACCCAGGATGCCCACATACAAGCCCGTGGTGAATGTGTTCGGCGCGTATTCGCTGGTGTAAAGCGGGATGCCTTCGAGCATATCGGGCTGCCCAAGCTGAATGGCAGACTGCCAGAGATAGCGGTTTTCCGCGTCCTTGAGCTTGGCAAGCATCTTGACGGCATCGCGATGGAACACCCACTTGGCGCGCGGCCAATAGGCTGCCTTAAGGGAATACTTTGCGTTCTTCAAGCCATCGGCAGTGAACGCAGTGGTAGTGTTATCGGTGCTTACATCGCGGTTGGTGCTGATGCCATCGGCGCTGGCTGTAAAGACACCAAGCGGTTTGTTTGCGCCGCTGCCGGTCATGCCAGCCTTTTCAAAGGAAACGGCAAACTTGTACGCAAGGCGGTCGATCGCCAACTGCTCAACATCTGGATTGAGGCGCAGGAGCTTGTTGCTGATCTTGATGCGCTTGGCCAACGGATGCGGGAACAATTCACGCCGTCCCAATGTCATGCCGCTGTCTTCGTTCCCAGTTTTGAGTTCGCTGGTCCAATCGGCATCGTCAGGATCGCTCGCAAGATACGGCATGCCGAGTGATTGGGCGGTGGTGACTGGGTTCGATGTGGCCCACTGGCGAATGAACACCAGGTTATCGACGGCTTTGATCAGGCGGTTCACAAATTGCTGAGGAGTGGTCAAGAAACCACCGGCAACATTTGAATCCGCCTGCAGCGCACGTAATTCAGGAGCAACAGCTCCGTTGCGCATATAGGCTACCATCGCGCGGGATTGCTTTTCAGCATCCATCTCCGCGGGGGCTTGGCCGGAGTCAGGGCGGACCGGTTCACTGGAGCGGAATTCCTCGGAATCCACTGTACCCAGCTTGCGAATATTCTCGATCTTGATATCGAGCTTGGCGACATCGGCAAAGATGGCGTCATAATTGGCCTGCTCGGTGGCATCGAAATCGCGTTTTTCGGTTTCGCACTTTTCGAGCATGGAGCGAGCCTGTGAAATCAACATGGCGCGCTTGGATAAAAGTTCTCTTTCGTTCATGCTTCTCTCCTAAATTTTGGAATATATGGATCGTTCTGCAAGTTCCACCTGACGGCGGCGCGCCATCTGGCGCTTTCCAATCTCTTCTGCATCACCTGATGCAGCCTGAGTAGACGGTTCCCGCATATACGCTTCAACTTTTGAACGAGCTTGTGCGCTTGCCTCTGGATATTGGGCAAACGGCACCGGCCCGACATCAAACAATTTTCCGATCTCGATAATTTCCCGCAATTGCAGCGTTTCGTTATCGGCGGGTTCAGTCCATTTCTCGCTGCGGACCGTAAATGCAAACGAAGACTGGCTGACGTCGCCGCGCTTCACTTTTTCATAAACGCTCATGGCCTGCGTATCATTTGGGTTGACATCAATCGAATAACGCAGCCCGGTTTGAGTTTGTTCGAGCAACAATGTGCCTGCTGTCGTACGTCCCAGCACAAAGCTCCAGTCATGATTGAATGCGCCAATGACATCAGGAGCTTCAGACAAAACTCTGGTGAATGCACCCGGTAGAATCTTTTCGCGGAACCAACGCCCGACCACAGTTTCAGTATTGAAAACTGCAGCATCGCCTTCGATGACGGGCTTTTGCTGATCTCCAACCGCGCGCATTGTCAACGCGGCATAGCGGCGCTCGAAATCAGAGTTGATATTTTTATTCATAGTCCATCTCCTCGTTCAATATAGCTTCAGTAAGTTGAAGCGGAGCAACATCCGCCCAATTTCGTGTTAATGTTTCAAATTCAATATCATCCTTATTTGATAAAGCCTTCAAAATAACTTCACCATGCAGTTCGCAATATTCGACAATCATCTGATCTACACGCTCATCGATGAACGGAGCAAAAATTTTCCGCATAAACGCACGATGATCTGCCTTATAAAACTGCTCCAGCCAGGCTGTAAACTTTTCAGGCTTATCTTTTTCGATCCAGCGCTTGGCTGCGTCCAACAATTCCTTAGTTTCGCGTCGTATTGCCCGTTGTGCAGCATCTAAAATGAACGGTTGCGGGTCAAAATTGGAGCGCAGACTCTTCGGCGCAGCTGGTTTTTTTTCTGGTCCATCGACCGTTGTCATGTTCAACGGCATTAACATGCGGTCCAGACCATCGATCGGGAGCAGGTTTTCACGTTCGCGGACCTCATTGCGGGTGAAAATACCGTTGGTAATGGCGGAAACATACGCTGCCATGCGCGCTGCGATATCCGTGCGCAGGAAATCCTCGACCAAATGCTCGATGACAGTCTCTTTACGCTCCGACTCCAGCAGTAAATCTTTTTGCGCGCCTTGCTCGATGCGTTTGAGCCAGGGACGCAGGGTGTGCGATAAATACCCGAGCTCTTGCTGTTCAATGCCGCTTCCCCAGCTGGTAGACCGATCTACATCGCCCAACATATGCGGTGGAACACGGAACATGCGGGCAATTTCGCCCAATTGGAAGCGTCTGGTCTCAATAAACTGGGCATCATCAGGCGGAATTCCGAGCTTTTCGATGGTCATGCCCTCTTCAAGGATCATCGGTTTATGACTGTTTTCAACGCCGGTGTGCTGTTCTTTCACCGAGTCGTTGAGGCGGTTGTATGCGTCATCGCCCAATGTACCTGGGTGAGTGATCGCAATGTCAAAATTTGCGCCGTTTTTATAGAAATAACTGCCGTATTTTTCGGCTGCCATCGATAACCCGATGGCATGGCGCGCCAACGTAATGCGGCTATAGCCAACCAAGCCGTCAAACCCAAAGGCGGGAATGTGCCAGATCTCTTCCTGCCTAAAAATTCGCTTGTTGCCGTTCATCTCGGTGTAGATATATTGCCGCTGACCGTCTTTGCGGATGACCTGCATGCGGTCCGGGCGCAAGGGCCACAGTTCGCGCAAGACTCCGCGCCTATCCCATATCTTTTGAGAAAAGTGATTGCCCCAGCCCAACAAATGACCCATGATGAATTCCCGATAGACCATGCTGGTGTGTTCGGGGTTGGGTATGTCGTGCAGCAAGATGTAATACGGGCTGTTGACATCCCGTTCCTTGCCTCGGGTGAGCCTGCGATAGGTAATCAGCGGCAGGGACGCGGTATCTTCCATCAAAATGGTGAACGCCGAGAGCACAGATGCCACGCTCAGCGCGCCTTCCACAGTGACGTCTTCGCCCGCATAGGACTCTTGACCATAGCCTCTGGTCACCCAGCCGGGAGGGCTTTGCGATACATGGAAGGTTGCGGACCGCTTTTCTGCGATCATTCGAGAGGTAAGAGGCATTATTTCTTCCTTGGGACTACTAGCGACGCCATCCACGTGGCCAGATAGGACGTAATCACCGACTCTGCCGTGATCACGGATCCGACAACCAGCAGCCCTGTTGCTACAGAAACGCGCAGGGACAGGCCTGCAAAAAGCAAGGCCAGACCCAGCCAGTACGTGATTTCGTTTCGGTCCAGGGAGCGAAGCCAGGTCATCATTTGAAAATCAGCTCCACCTGACCCGTTAGCATTGCGAATACCAGCCCGATAAACGAAACGCCGAACGCCGCCGATACCCAAATGGCCACTCTGTAAAAGTCCAACGCGGGACGTACTTCCTCGCGGATGGCTTTGTTCTCTTTTTTGACTTCCTCGTATTGATCATAAATATCCGCGATCGCGGAAAATAATAAAACATCGCGCGTATTGATATCGATGTTTCCACCGTTTTCAATGACATCTCGAATTTTCTTGATAACTTCGCTGCTTCCGCCTGTCATACTGTCATCCCCTCAAGGTGTTTTTTCATATCGGCCACGGCTTTGGTATAGCCTTGCTCAAAAGTGGCGGATGTTCCGGGTTGTGGATCAGGAATCGGGTCGGGCTGAGGCGCGGGGTTGATCGGCATGGCGAACTCCGCATTGGCCAATCCGTTGTATTTGATGGCACAGAATTCGTCGCGCAGACTCCACAGCTTGACCCACTGCGCTCCGTTGGCGGACGGCAGGACTTCCATCACATTAACAACGTCGTGCATGGAGAGCGCGCTGACGCTGAAGCTGGTAACGTTGGGCTGGATGCGGACCCGCAGCCCTTTGATGCTGGTGACTCGAATGGCGTTGATCGGCGCGAGAAAATACCGCTGCATGAGGTAGGGAATAGGATCGACGCACCACCCCTTGAAGGTGTGGATGGAGTTTTTGACGGGTTCAGGGAGAATGACTTCAAAGTGCAGATGTGTGCCAAGGCTTGCGCCACGGAGCTTGTCTTCGAGATTGCCGCCCATTGTGCCGATCTGCTGCCCCGCTGTGACCACATCACCTTCTTTGACCAATACCTCTTTGAGGTGGCCATACAACGTGGAGAAACTTCTGTCTTCGTGTTCGATAACGACTCTGCGGCCATAGCCGCCCTGATCAAAGTAGCCTGCTTCAACAACCAATCCCATCTGCACCGCATAGATTGGCGCGCCTGGCTGCCCACTGACCACGCCGATGTCAACACCCATGTGTTTGCCTTCGGTTTTGCCGTACATCTTCCAATCGATGTTGGCAAATTTCTGAAAGATATATGCTGTTTGAACGGTTGGAAATACTGGATTTTGCATAAGGCCCTTTTGATGTTGACAACAAAAAAGCCGCCCGAAAACTCCTGAGAGTTTTCGGGCGGCATCATTCCGAGAGAGTGCCCCGGCACGTGGCTGGGACTGCCTGTATTTATTGAATTAATTTGATTATAGGTATATTTAGAACATTTGTCAACATAACTTCATTGCATTATTAAAATGACAGACGCCGGGGTGAGGGGGGCACCCAGGCGTCTGTCGATATATATTTTAGAATATCCGTTCTAATTTGTCAAGGGCTATTTTTTATTATTCTGCACCCTTTGCATATTCACCCGTACCATGCAGTCGATCTTTGATATCAATCAGTGTCTTTTGGATGTCAGCTAAATCACCTACGTGGCCCCAGTTATGACCACCCTGCCCGCTGGCAGCTCGATCGTGCTTTTGAAGGCCTGCCTCGATCTGCTTTAGAAGTTTTTTGATCTCTGCTTGTTTTTCTTCGTAGGCTTCAAGTGCGGTTTGTGTGCTCATGGTCATCTCCTTGTTTGTGTCCTTATTGGGCCGCCGAAGCCTGGGGAAGTCAAGGATTATCCAAGCCTGCGAATGCCGCGTTTTTCGTAGACGCTTTTCACTTCAGGATGACGGAGCGCCAGGTCCAACGCCATAATGAGTGCTACCATACCGTCGATCTTGTCACGAGATTTTTCCTTGTCTGGCTTCAGATTGCCAGCTGGGTCCATGCGTGCCACGAGATTATCAGCCATCCACGTAAGCACAGGGTTATTGCCGTGGTGTATTTTTTTACTTAGCACAAGTCTTTCTAAATCTTTCATGGGCGGATTCATGCTTGCAAAACCTTGGCCAAAGTTCACCATTGTCATACCCTGCTTTTCCAGATTTTGCACCACGCTGGATGCGCCCCAACGGTCAAACGCTATTTGATCGATATCAATACCATCTGCATCTTTTTCGACTTGTGCATAAATAAAGTCGTGATCAATGACCGCACCAGGTGTCGCCTCAATATAACCATCCTTCACCCACTGCTGCAGTTGCTTTGCATCATCGGGTGATCGGTAATGCGGCACAACTTCCAAAGCATCTTCTGGTATCCAGAATCTGCAAAACACAAAAATCTCATCATCTTCACCAAGGAATACAAGCACAAATGCCGTTATGTCAGATACACTAGAAAGATCAAGACCACCGTAGCCAGTTAAACCCCTGAGATGTTTCAGCATTTGAAGCGCTTGGATACTTCCACCGCACGCACGCCAGGAATCCATATTCATCCACTTGACGCTGCCCTGCACCCAAACATTCAACTCGCGGCGAAGGAAATTATTAAGTGCTCCAGCCATTTGCCCCGCGCGCTTGGCCTTCATACGCATGTCTTCGAGATATTTGGAAACGTTCAGGTTGGGATTGGCTTTGATCCACACGTTTTCATCGCGCCAATCATCGCCATCATCCAATGTAAAGATAATGCCGAACCAGGTATCATCTTCAAATGTATTATCTTTCCAGCCCTCAAGCACCTTGCGGGTATATTCATGCTTTTCAAAACAAACGCTGCGACGATCTACACCCGCAGTGGTAATGGCAAGGATCATCGGCTGTTCGCGAGAACCGGTAGCCGTTTCGAGAACGTCCCACATCTCACGGTTTTTCCAAGCGTGCAGTTCATCGGCAATGACTCCGTGGATGTTGAGGCCGTCTGTCGAATCGGAGTCCGCTCCCAGCGGTTCATATTTGCTTGCGGTTTGTTCAAGGCTGAGGTTGTCTTTTACGATGGCAATAAATTTACGCAGCCCTGGGTTCTTTCGAACCATGCGGATTGCTTCTTTATGGACGATGCGAGCCTGATCCCGCTTGGTGGCCGCGCTGTATACTTCCGCACCTGGTTCACCATCTGCAAATGCAAGATATAAACCCAATGGCGCTGAGCTGGTAGATTTTCCATTCTTTCTGGCAACTTCTTCGTAGATAACTCGAAAGCGCCGCATGCCTCGGGTGTCTTGGGCCACACCATCAGCAGTCTTCTGAATCCAACGACTTGAATTATCACGCTTCCAGCCAAACGCCACCCAAATAATAAATTGCTGCCAGGGTTCAAGCCTGATCAGTTCCCCCTTGCCACGTCCCCATTTTCCTTTTGAGTGTCGCTGCAGCTCCACAAAGCGGATGACATATTCGGCAGCTTCCACATCAAACACAAAGCCACGCTCATGCGCGTGGGCTAGATCATGCACGTGACGTTCACATGCAAGGCGCACCCACTTGCACGCTATGATTTTTCCGTTAATTACATCCTGTGCGTATTTCTCCGCAGGATGCAAAACCTCCTTCCGCAGTTTTGCCATTTCACTACTTTGTGACCTTTACGCTTTTTCCAAACAAATATTTTGCCATCTCATCTTCTTCATTAGGTGTATCCACTTTCACACGCGTGCGGCTGGCCGGTGTCATTCCAAATTCGGACGATATCCTCACCAGTCGATCCATTGAACTGTTTTTGATCCCTACCCAGGGATTTTGGTACATGCCGCCTTTGTCAGAGATGGCCACCGCGCCTTCCTTTTCGACCATCTTGCAAGCGTTCACGTAATCTGCCCATGCTGTGCAGTACGCCACTAACGATGCACGATCAATAAGCGAGATAACGCCAAGCGCTGAAAGCTCTTTTGTGACGCGATTCCACTCGGTGCGCGCTACTCCCTTTAGGTGAGGCGGGCAAATTGGGATCTCTTTTTTTGGCTTTGGCTCCTGTGTATTGAGCGCACGTTTGCCCGGGTTGCCTGCCAATTCCTTGAGTGCGGTTGGTTTCATTTTGCGGCCCCTCCCCATGTTATCCCTCCAATCTCGGTTGTTGCCCTGTCATCTGTGACCAGCGTTCGAGAACGACAGCGATATATTGCGGTTGCCGGGTCATCTTCGACGTAGACCACGGCGATATGACTCCAGCCGAGTTGCTTAGCTGCTTGCCATGTGCCGTTGCCCGCTTCGATCTTTCCGCTCTGCAGGCGGTTCGCGATGATAGGCTTGCGTTGACCGTACGCTTTGAGCGATGCCGCAATGCGTTCCAGCGCATGGCCAGTCCGCGCGTTGGCCGGGTCAATGTGCAGTTCGTCAATTGGAACTGCCAGGACTCTTAACCCCTCAGCGATATAAGTTAATTCTTCAGTCATTTCGTAAGCTCACTCGCGGACCGAACAGCATCCGCTCTAATTCCTGATCTGGGTTGAGAATGTCAGTCGTCACTCGCGACCTACTGGATGGCGTCATGCCAAATTCCGCGCCCAGTTTATTGAGTTGTTCAAGCGCACGATTTGCAATTGAGAGGTAGGGATTCTGGATGATATTCCCTGCCGCTGTTTTGATGATCTCGCCTTTATCGCGAACCATCTTTTCGGCCTTGACCCAACGCACATAAATTACACAATACATGGCGAGCGCATCCTTATCGAGCGTGGTTATCAAACCAAGAGGGTGCAGCTCGCGAACAGTCAACTTCCACTTATTTTTTTCATCATCACTCAAATGCTCCGGCGGTTTTGGCAATATGACTCGAGGCTTTGGCTCTGCATAATTGATTGCTCGCTTGCCTGGATTGCCTGCCAGCAGCTTGAGCACCGTTGGTTTTGGCTTTCGTCCTTGCATTCATCCGCCTGATACCCCCCCCTGCCTAATTTCGCGGGTGAATGCGCATGAC